CAGTCAGTGATGTTGCATCTTCCGTTGATATTGTTACTTCGTATATTGATACAATTAGTTCTTAAGGAGAATTATGACGGCAATAGTAAATGGAATCCAGTACGTTGGAGGCGCTACAGGCGCTAACGATTTTATAAATAATCAAGCAGCTAGCTTAAATGTTACTCAAACAATTGAGAGTGGTGTCTTAGCCGGTCCAATTTCTATTCCATCCACAATAACAGTAACAGGAACGTTGGTAATAGTATAATGAGCAAGATAGAAGTAGATAAGATAGATCCACAATCAGGAACAGCTTTAGAAGTTGGTACTTCAGGAGATACTGTAACAGTACCTTCAGGTGTTGGTCTTACTTTAACTGATTCTACATTACTTTTACCAACAACAATTAACACCGATAAAATAGATCCTAAATCAGGAACAGCCTTAGAAATTGGTACTTCAGGAGATACAATTACTGTTCCAACAGGAGCAGGACTAACGGTCACAGATGAAGTTAAAACTAACAAAATTTCACCAGCAACAGGTACAGCTTTTACACTAGGAGATTCAGGAGATACCTTCACAGTTCCTTCTGGAGCGACTATTTCTAATTTAGGAACGGCTACAGGATTTGGTGGTAATACTCCAGGATTTCAAGCTTATTTAAGTGCTAGTCAAACTGGTATTACACAGAATACTTGGGTAAAAGCTGAAATAGATACAGAAGTTTATGATAGTGATGGTACTTATGATAACAGTTCTAACTATCGTTTTACTCCAGCAGTTGCTGGTAAATATTTTGTTTTTGGTCAAATTTATTTTACTTCACCAGGAGAAAGGTTTTATGACATATATCTTTCAATTTATAAGAATGGTTCATCACTGATAGAAGACACATTTGATTCAACGGATTCAGGAAATATTACTCAATCAAGAGGTGTTTTTGGAATAGTAGATCTGGGTGCAAGCGATTATGTAGAATTATTTGGTAAAGGAGTAACTATTGGATCTGCGAATGTATCTTTTATTGGTTCTGCAAAGTACGACACTCATTTTGGAGGTTTTAAAGTAGGATAATGGCAAGTCTTAATCACAAAATAAAAATATACTTAACTAATAATGGTAAAGTTTATAGACAAGAAATAAATAACTATATTGTTGAAAATGATGGTTCTGGTGATGTTCTTAAATCTTGGAATGTTTCAGGTTTAGCTGAACCAACAGCAGAACAATTAGCAACTTATGAAGATGCGGCTAATACAGAAGACGCTCTTAATACTATTTTAAATAATAGAAGAAATGCTTATCCTTCAATTGAAGACCAATTAGATGACATATATCACAATGGAATTGATGGGTGGAAAGCAACAATTAAAATAACAAAGGACAAGTATCCTAAATAATGGTAATATAAAATTATGGCTTCAACAATTAAAGTAGACAACGTACAAAATCAACCAGGCACTAATATAATTAATAAGTGTGGTACAACAATTACTGTAGGTGCTGCATGTAATTCGGTAGCAGTCACTGGGAATGTAGTTAAATCAAATGCTGTACAAGCTTCAGATGGTGGAAACATTATTGATCAATGTGGCACAACTATAACCGTTGGAGCTTCAGGAGATACAGTAGCTTTAGCTGCTGGTGCTAGTTCGTCTGGTTTTGGAAGAACTGGAGCAGTTGATTGGGATACAACTCCTAAAACTGCTACTTTTTCAGCAGTAAATGGAACTGGTTATTTTGTTAATACGACTTCAGGAGTCGTAACAGCAAACTTACCAGCAGGAAGCGCTGGAGATATTGTAGCACTTTCCGATTATGCATCCACTTGGGATTCAAATGCAATTACAGTTTCTCCTAATGGTTCAGACAAAATAAATGGTGGAAATTATGACACAGACTTAACAACCGCTGGATTGTCGGTAACTTTAATTTATATAGATGGCACTCAAGGATGGAAAAATATTGATGATGCTACTACCAATGTTACAGGAACGAATACTTATGTAGAGGCAACTGGAGGAACTCCAATTACTTGTGGAGATTACAAAATTCATGTTTTTACAGGACCTGGTGCATTATGTGTAACATCAGCAGGAACTGTGTGCGGTTCAAACACAGTAGATTATTTAGTAGTAGCTGGTGGTGGCGGAGGTGGAGGATCACATGGCGGCGGTGGAGGCGGCGGTGGACTGAGAACATTTATGCCAGCCTCAACACCAATGACTGCACCTGCAGGTTTAGCGGTTCCAGTTCAACCTTATGCAATTACAGTTGGTGCAGGAGGAGCTTCTGGCACTGGAGCTGGCGCTCCTAAAACAGGTAGCGATTCAATTTTTTCAAGTATAACATCCGCAGGTGGAGGTGGAGGTGGTAATTATGGTGGCAATGCCGCAGACGGCGGTTCAGGTGGAGGAGGAGGTGGACATCCATCTACTGCTGGTTCAGGTAATACTCCATCAGTAAGTCCTGTTCAAGGAAAGAATGGCGGTCTAGGTGGAGGATCAACTCCGCCAACAAGTAATCTTGTTGGAGGTGGTGGAGGTGGAGCAAATGCCTGTGGCGCCGCAGCGCCTCCAGGTGCAGCAGGAGCTGGTGGAGATGGTGGTTATATTCCTGATGCTATGATAGGACCAACGGCTCCTACCTATGGAACTCCAGGTCCAGCAGGTTCAACAAGATATTGGGCTGGCGGAGGCGGTGGAGGTGGCTGGGCGCCAACAAGACCAGGAGCAGGTGGAGGTGCTGGTGGTGGAGCTACTGGGTCTAGTTCACTGGGTGGTGCTGGATGTAATGCAGCAGTAAATACAAGCGGAGGCGGTGGAGGAGGAAATTCTGGTGATGCACCAGGTGGTCCAGGTGGTTCTGGGGGTTCAGGCATCGTAATAATAAGGTACAAATTTCAAAATTAATGAGTGAAGTAAAAGTAAATAAAATTAGTCCAAGAACAGCATGTGGAACTGTTACATTAGGAGATAGTGGAGATACATTCACAATTCCTTCTGGTGCAACAATTACCAACTCTGGAACGGCATCAGGATTTGGTGCAACAGGAGCTGTGTCTTGGGATACAAGTTCAATTAAAACAGCAGGATTTACTGCAACAGTAGGAATAGGATATTTTTGTAATACAACAAGTGGAATTTTTACTGTAGCATTACCTGCAGGAAGTGCAGGAGATGTAGTTGGAATAGCAGATTATGCACAAACTTTTAACACAAATAATTTAACTGTTGCTCCTGATGGAAGTGAAAAAATAGGAGGGATTGTAGGAGATGCAGTTATGACAGTAGATGGAGTTGCGGCTACTTTAGTCTATGTAGATGGAACTCAAGGATGGACTGTAACAGATTCAGGTTCATCAACTGATGTACCAGGACCAAAATTTGTAATAGCAACAGGTGGCACTCCTTGTTCAGGAGCTGTTTGCGGTGATTATAAAGTTCATACTTTTACAGGCCCAGGAACTTTATGTGTTTCAGCTGCTGGAAATGTAGCAGGTTCAACGACCGTAGATTTTTTAGTAATCGCTGGTGGAGGCGGTGGAGGTAGAGGAGAGGGAAATACAGATGAAAAAGGTGGAGGTGGTGGTGGAGGAGGATATTTAGCATCTTATCCTAATCCAGCTACAGGAGGTCACCCTGTTTCAGTAACCGCTTATCCAATTACAATAGGAGGCGGAGGTAGTGCAGGAGGCCCATCGGCTGTATCCGCAGGCCAAGGAGTAAATTCAGTTTTTTCAACGATTACAAGTGCAGGTGGTGGTTATGGTGGACAAAATAATCCCGCCTACTTCGCAGGAGGAGATGGAGGTACTGGTGGAGGTGGTAGTGGTGGAGGTCCCAGAGCAGGAGGATCAGGAAATACTCCCCCTGTTAGTAGTCCATCTAATCCAGTTCAAGGATTTGCTGGTGGTAATGGACATCCTGCACCAAGTGGTGCTGGCGGAGGTGGTGGTGGCGGTAGTGCTATCGGAGCAAATGGAGCTTCAGGTTGTGGTGGAAATGGTGGAGCAGGATTTACTTCATGCATAACAGGTAGTCCCGTCGCGAGAGGAGGCGGTGGAGGTGGAAGTGCAGGAGGAGCAGGAGGAACAGCATCTGCTGGTGGTGGTGGCGGTGCAGGATGCAGTCCATGTACTGCTGCAGTTGCAGGAACAGTTAATACAGGTGGCGGCGGTGGCGCTGGTGGATCAGATTCTGGAGGTGCAGATGGCGCAGCTGGGGGTTCAGGAATAGTAGTAATAAGGTACAAATTTCAATAATTAATATGGATTTACATTTTAAATTAAGTATAAGATAAGGAGAAACATTATGGCACACTTTGCAAAACTAGGCTCAAACTCAAAAGTTATTCAAGTATTGACTTTAGATAATAAAGATATGCTCAACGCTGATGGTGTAGAAGATGAAACAGTAGGACAACAATATTTGGAAAGACACAATAATTGGCCTGCTCAAATGTGGATTCAAACTTCATACAATACTCGTGGTGGAAAACATAGTTCAGGTGATGATTCTAAAGCATTAAGAGGAAACTATGCAGGTATAGGACATATCTGGGACGAAGATAATAATATCTTCTATGGTAAAAAACCTTATGCAAGTTGGGTTTTAAATACTACAACAGCTAGTTGGCACTCACCTATTGGTGACGCTCCAGATGATTTAACCGATGAAGAAAAAGCAGCTGGTACTCATTATGTGTGGAATGAAGGCACTGGCGCTTGGGATAAAACTCCCGCAGCATAATTAAATTGACATTATAATACCTTCCTTTATAAAAGGATTAGGTATGCAAAAGAAAGTATTATCAGAAATAGGATTATATTACGGTGATGTAGCGATGCCGAAAGGTTTTGAAATAGACCGAGACAAACTTCAATCCGATATTTTATCCTCAAACATTAAAGATTCAAAATTTCCTTATTCAAGGGAGTGGGATAAACTCAATACTTATTTAAGAGAACATATTAATGTGGAATATGGTTTTCAATTAGTTAATAAAGAAACGTGGGGTAATGTTTATAAGCCAAAAGAAATTTCAATTCCTTTATTAAATATAGATCCAGTTGATTTAAGAAATTCTCCAGATTACACGTTGTTATATGGAGTGAACGTTAAAGACTGCAGTGTTCGAATTCACTATGATGCTAATCGAAGAGCAGGAAGAAGTTGGGATATGCCCTTAACAAACAATAAATTTATTATGTTCCCCTCTATGCAAATGTATTATATTACCAACAATCAAAAAGATTCCCTTAACTCTGTTTTAACTATTACTCATGAATTTATCTAATTATTTTTGGTATTTTAAATCTGCACTCACACCACGATTTTGTGATGAAGTTATTAAATATGCATTACAACAAAAAGACGGTATTGCTAGAACTGGGGGTTTTGACAAAAAAGAATTATCAAAAGAAGATATTAAAAATATTCAAAGAAAAAGGAAATCAGATTTAGTATGGTTCAATGATACTTGGATTTATAAAGAAATACACCCCTTTGTCCATGAAGCCAACAAAAGAGCTGGTTGGAATTTTGAATGGGATAGATCGGAGTCTTGTCAATTTACAAAATATAAAGAAGGCCAATATTATGATTGGCATTGTGATAGTTGGGAAAAAACTTATAATCAACCTCAAACTCCTTCCCATGGAAAAGTTAGAAAGCTATCTATGACCTGTCAACTCACCGATGGTTCAGAATATAAAGGGGGTGAACTAGAATTTGATTTTAGAAATTATGATCCACCTCAAAGAGATGAGTCTAAACATTTAAGAAAAGCAATTGAGATATTACCTAAAGGAAGTATTATTGTTTTTCCTAGTTTTGTGTGGCATAGAGTTAAACCTATAACTAGAGGAGTAAGATATTCACTTGTCTTATGGCATTTAGGATATCCATTTAAGTAATGTATATAAACGAATATTTTAAAACACCAATATGGACTGAAGAAAAACCAGAGTTTGTTAAATCATTAAACAAAGCTAGTGATAAATATATTAAGGCAGCAAAAAAAATGCCTGACTCTAAAAAATATCTAAAACAATTTGGTGATTTTGGTAGGTCGTGGCATTCCACTCCATTAACACTGGATAATGATTTTATAGATTTAAGAAATTATGTAGGTCAAAAGTCTTGGGAATTTTTAGACCATCATGGTTATGACATGAAAGAATATGTAACTCTGTTTTCTGAAATGTGGGTACAAGAATTTTCTAAAAAAGGCGGAGGTCATCATTCAGCACACATTCATTGGAATCAGCATGTATCGGGATTCTATTTTTTAAAATGTGGTGAAAAAACTTCTTTTCCTATTTTTCATGATCCAAGAACAGGAGCTAGAACTACTAAATTAAAAATGAAACCAGAATTAAAAGGTGTTTTTAATGGCA